TTGATTATTTATAGGAGTTACAAGAATTTCTGCCGAAGCATAGTAAGCATTTACTGGAGCTAGCTTTCCGTTTCTACCTGCGGTAGATCCTGAATTAAACTCTTTCCACGTAGTTCCTGCAGTTAGGGCAGAGTTGTAAGACTCGCTAGATATTAAAGTGCCAGACCTGTCGTACCAAGATATCCTGGCTTGTAGCGTTCCTATTTTGTCTGCAGCTTTAGTTCTAACCCACCCCGTAAATAAATATCTTTTATTTGGGGTAATAGGTATGCCGTATAGAACTTTGCTTCCAGTTACGGAAAGGGTTACCGCGGAGTTGTGGCCGTGCACACGAGCAAACCCTTTACTACGAGGTGGGAATAAAAGATCGTACAAGCCAGGGTTAGGTGGGGTTACCACAACTCCTAGTTCTGACAAAGAGTTTGCGTATAGGTGGTGATCAAAATTTCCGGCAGTAGTTGTCCATCTTCCAATAGACTCCTCAAAAGAAGAATCGTTATAGTCAAGAAGAAGGTTATGGCCCACGAGTACCTCGTTAGACCAGTGAGTTAGGGCAGTGGTGTATGCGTTTACTCCAGCTGTAGTACCCTTAACGCTATTGATAATGTTTCCTGAGCCGTAGAGAGCTCTGTGGTATAGGTCTCCCAAAGCCGGCTCAAAATTAAAACCTAGATCTGTGATTTTATTTTTTAAGATAGCTGATGGTAAGAATTTATAGTTAGAGCTCTTATATAGAAGCTCTCCTTCGGCCTTAAATTTGTCATATTCAAAAGCAAAAGCTGAAAGAACGTTATACAGATCGTTTTCTTCAGGCTCACCAGTTGCATCTCCAGGGGCGTTTAGCCATGCTCTAGGGATCCATTTGCTCATCTTGTTTAACGTGTCTGTCTCATCTACAAGAATTGCCTTTGCAGAGCCGCAATTAATCCAGCGTATTCCGTTAAAGATCCAAAAAGAGTAGGTTACTTCTGCACTTGCATCGATTGGTTGAAAATCAATTTTTGCAAGTCTATAGTTGGTAATAATATCGCCGTCTACAAATATTCCGTCGTAAGGGTTATTTGGCGCACCAGCAAAGCTTTTAATTAGTTTCCAGTGGGTAGGTCTACCTACGATAGCTACTCCAACGGGAGTTATTGGTGTAGGCAGGATGTCTGGATTTGTTTTTGTATAGGTAAAGGTTGTTGGAGTAGGTATTGAGGTGATTGTATACTGACCGTTTAACTCTGTTTGAAGTCCATTTATAGTTACGGGAAGGCTGTTAATAAAGTTATGCGGCTCAACAGTTGTTATTGTTACTACGTTATTTGTAAGACTTACCTCCGAAATTGAAGCAAGAATATAGTCTGCAGGATCACTGGTTACGGATCCCCAGACTAAAGAGATAGTCTCATAGTCATACGACCAAGCCCTAAGATTTACGTTGTTATAGACACGGGTGTTCTCTATTTCACCGTATTTAGGTAAGCCGTAAGAACTAAACGAATACTTGGCCATTTACATCCCTGCAAGTAAGAACGGATCAAATCTAACAGCTTCGGCAGTTGCTAGAGCACTATTAGCTGTTGTATTTAAAGTGTTGTACTCTGAGCTGCCTACATATAGAACGTTTGCAGCTGCGACTCTAGGTAGACCTGTGCTGCTTACGTTAAATCCCAAAGTATTGTCAGAAGCTCTAGTATCAAAAAGATTAGAAGAGCCAGAAATAGTTTTTAGAGTAAGTCCAACAGTACCTGCTGCAGGTTGGATTGCATCACCGGACTTTTTAACGTATGGGCTAGATGCTCCAGTTCCACTTACAAGACCAGCTTCAATGTTGTTTAGGCGCTCGTCTAAGCTTGCCCACTCAGTTGTGCTGGAGAAGGTGCCTGCATAGTTTGAGGTAAGGGGGTTTCCTCCAAGAGCCGTAGCTCCCAGAACTATCTGCATAGAGCGTACTTCGTCTTGAAGAGCGTTAACGTGGTCTGCAAGGATCGTGTCTACAAGGTCGATTTTGTTCGTAAACGCACGAATACTCGATGGATATGATGCTGGCATGTTACTTACCTCTTCCTAGTTTTTGGTATTTTCTCACGACAGACCGCCTGTTGTCGTGATAATTAGGTTATCTGGAACTAAATAAGGGATTTGACTTGCGGCTAATGAGATTGTTGCTGCACCGGATCCGTTATCAGTATTTAGCTTGGTTATAGTCACTGACTCAACGCCTTCTATGCCAGCCGCGGTAGCCATAACTTTAGAGAAGGCTATTGTTCTTCCAAAAGAATTCTGTTCAAAAGAGAACAGCTCATTATCGTCTAAGAAGGCCTTTACTATGTTTAACTTTATGGTGTTGTTTCTATAGGCTGGGTTGACAACAACTGATAGAGAGACATATAGAGGAACATACACAGGAGGCTGTGTGCTTACCGTAGTGCCTACTGGAATCTTGTCTTGCATGTAGGAGCTTACAGAGCTTGCTAAAGCAGTCCAAGCTGTACTAGGATTTCCAGCAACTATTCCAGGGGTGCTAGTTCCATCATTCTGTGGTTGGATGTACAGGGTAACTGAACTGTATACAGCCCCAACAGCGTTTATCTTTCCTACCTGTGGCACTTGAAGAGCTAGATACTTATAGTCATCTAAAGTTACCGCACGTTTTCTTGAGATAATTGCTGCTTTAATTTTTGCTCTTAGTTGAGCATTATCGTCAGCATCTGCGCCGCCAAAAGCAACCTCTGGGTTTGTAGCAGTCAAATAAGAGATGGCTTCGGGATCAATATTTCCTGGGATAAACGTTACTTCAGAAATAGCGTTAGAAACTACGTTTCCCGATTCTCCTACGCTTGTCTTATACAAAGCACTAATGAGCTGTCCCGTAGCTGGAACAGCTCCGTTAATGTTATCTCCAAAAATAATAGTTAAGCTTCCATCTTCATTTTGGGAGGTAGTAAATACTAGGTCTGTTGGACCAGAGTTAGACAGGGTGTCAACGTAGTTCCATGGGGCGAAAGCCTGTCCCTGACCAACGTATACGATTAGAGAAGCGTCTACAATACCTACGTCTGAAATTAAGAACTCTTGGTTTGTATCGCCGTTTGAAGTTCCTAAGCTAGAAGGTAGGGGCTTGTTATTGCTTGGGTTGATAAGGTCAGGGCGATCAGTATTTACAGTCTTACCTTCTCTAGCTGTAAGAGATATGGTTTGACCAGGCTGTAGCTGAATTGCTGCCTGTGTAGTTTCAAAATAAACTTCAGTGTATGGACCAAATAACAACGGGGCCATAACTTGAGTTCCTATTGGAATATCTAATGCTTGACTGCTTATGTTTTCAAATAGCACGGCAACAGTAGCTGGTGTTGGTCCTGAAGGCTTGTATCCGTACAGCTCTGCAAAGTTTAAGAGGGTCTCTCTCTTAATTGCGGTGTCCACTGTAGTTTCATTAGCTACTCGGTCTAAGTAATAGGACATTATGTCGCCCATATACGAGAAGGTTTCTACAAGGATGTTACCTAGATCAGATGGGTCTGCTGGATCCCAATCTATTTGGGTACGAGCATTTATAAGGTTTATAAGATCATTCTTTAGAGCAGCAAAGTCTCTAGAAGTATAGTCTATCTGTATCTCATTGGCCATTATGACTCCGTTGCCGTTATAGTTCCGTCTACGTTAAAAATTGCTGTTGACACTGTTAGTGTCGTTAAGGTACTGTTCGGTAGCTGAATTAGTATGGTTACCGTTGCCTTGCCCTCTTGATCCGGAAGAGTAACGTTTATCTCTTCTATAGATATCTCAGGTATCCATACAGCTACAGCGCTTCTTACAGCTTGGTTTATTGATATCTCTAGCTGGTTATCATTTTCATACAGGGCTCTTAAAACATCAGTTCCATATTCTGGAAGCATTGGGCGTTGTCCAGGGCTAGTAGAAAGTAGAGTCAGTAACCTGTCGGTATAGACCTTTACCGGTTCTTCAGTGCCTTGAAGCTCTCCAAGAAAACTTAGTTTGAAGGGGTACGATATTGTCATTGCACTCCTATCCAAACTGGGTATTCAGGGTCGCCCGCAACAAACATAACCCAAACCATCTGCCCCTTGTAAGGAATCAAACGGTGCGGGGTGTGCTCAGCCACTCTAGCTGGATCAGTAGACCGGTTAGTTCCAAAACCTGCTGCCACAGGATCTATGTCTAGACCCCCCGGAGTTAG